TAGTAAGTACAGATATAATCTTGCCAGCAATTTCTGTTGGACAGACAATATCATCGCCAAAAACACTAATTGTTCCAGAACACCTTTCGTAGTCCTTTACAGCTTGTGCAATGGAGTAGAAAATTAGAGACTCAAGTTCAAAAGTAAAACCATTACCCATAGATGAAAACTTCTCGTTAAAATGAGTTGTTCCGTCTGGAAGTGTGGTATATTCTGAACGAAGAGTAGCTAATAGTTCGAACCATTTTTCCGGTAAGAGTTTTCTTACAAGTGCATAGCTGATGGTATCAGAGGCGGACTCAAGATCGATGGTTGCGTAGCTTCCATCGATAGATCCTCGTCGAGCAAGGGAGATATTAATCTTCTCTGCTTTACCATTAAGATCATTGCCAGCAAGGAAAAGTGCACGCCGTAAAGCTGCACCTACCATAAGTTGGCCCATGATATTAACATGAGGTTCTATACAGATTGCTCTGTTCGTCTTGGAGTTCTTAGGAACAAAAATAAGACGGTTAGAGTTAACAATCTGAACTTGAGGAGGTGTTAGGCTCGAGTAGCTAATACTATCTGATTCTTTTGATCTTGAAGCTTTAAAAAAGCCTGGGATTGAGAGAATTTTCGGTATAAGCCATCGAGCACTAAACGAACAGTCTAACGTACTCAGTAATTTCCCCGGTACGGAGATAGAATCACTACTGCAGGAGCTAGACGCTCCTGGACCGAATCGAAGGTCGTCCATACTGACACGAACGCAAGCAAGGTATTCATCGATTTTTCGCGCCGCCATATGAAGAATATGGCGTGCGTACACTTCGGTACGAAGAGTCTTATCAAGGTTCATATTAGTTTGACGACAACTTTCATCGGCCTCCATAAACTTTCTGAAAGCAACATCATCAAGATCAACTCCAGTAGGAAAAATTGAATTTTTCTTAAGGAATGAGATTGACTGGTTATCTTTCTGAAAATCCCAGGCAGTATTATATGAGAGAGGGCAAATGTCCTTTTCAACAAGTTGCTTATATTCTCTGTTTTTCAACAGGATGTAGCAGCTTAGAGAGATGGGAGTATTTAACGACTCAAACATACGGAGAGCACTTTTTGTTATGATCTTTTGAAGATCAAACATATCCAACTTGGTTGAGATATTGACGGTCATTTGATGATCCTCTGTTCCTGGAACGCCTAGCTTTAGTAAGCAGGGCTACCATTGTGGACAGCATCTTGGATGATACTGTTAGCGAAAGCATTCTTCATAAATGCAAGAAGGTCTTTGCGCTGTTGCGCATCGGCCGTATCTGGCAAAATGAAGTCTGCAGTAGCTAAGCTAGTATGGATCTTAGTCATTGTACCGTCTGTGCTCATTCCAGGCATCGTGAGCTTTAGTGAAACTTTATCAGCATTCGAAGTACGACGAACCAACATCGACAAATTAAATTGTCCAATGGGAGTCGCATAAGATGCAATATCGCGCCACTTTGCAGGTACGTCTGTACCCGCTTGAGCTGTGATGACGGAAAAGGTGTGATTCACCGGTGTGGTCTGACCATCGGCCAGTGTTAAATTGCCCATTTGGGCCATGAGCTTTGCTCCAGAAGAAGTGATTATCAACGTCCAAACTGGACACCTAAGAGTGCTATCGCGTTAAGAGCGTGTGTAACTGACAGTGGATTCTTTAACCTTGGTAAAGGTAAAGAAGGTAAGGTCAGAACACGGGACTTCTCTCGTCCGTTCAAAACAGCGGATCCGTATCCTTTTATATCCTCAATATAGGCGTTACTGCCTCTGGCGTAACATCTACATGAAGAAAAGTAAACACTCGTCTTTGTCACTGATGGGTTGCGAACAGAAAGTCCTAAAAGGGCATTCTGAGCTTCCAACCAGGGACCGATTGGTAAAAACCAATCAACGACGAATGAGTAAGGTAAAAGCTCCCATGCCAAAAGCGCGGGATCTTGGAGCCCAAGTGTCCTAGCAAAAGCTACGGACGGATCTACAACGATAATTTCAGCACGTACTTGTACGGCTGTCTTACCCTGTATTTCCCAATTAGACTCTCGAATGTATCCAGGAAAGGCAACAGAAGCAGATAAATTTCTTTCGAAATAGACATGCTCCGATTTTCCTTTCTTATGTATTAACGGTGGGGGATCAAGTTTTTGATACTCCATTGCCGTATATACATCTCCCAATAAAGGAGACCATCCGTAAGAGTGCTCTAGCCAAATAGCTG